TTTATTGTTGGTAGAGCTGACTTTCTGAATACAATTCAGTTTTACCGTTTCCACGCTCTTTGCGTTTACTGTCTTTGCATCAAGTGCTGCCATTGTTGCTCCTCCTGTAAAGTTTGTATTTTATGCTCGATTCCGAGCGGTTCATCATTTCTGCGATTTCTTTTAAGGAATACCCTTCATGTCTGAGGTAGTGCATCCTTCGAACTTCTGCCTGCGTCCAGTTGTATTTGTGTGATATGTCAGTTTTCCTTTTTTCCTTGTACCAGTCGTAACGCATGAACATTGTGTCATCGGTAACTCTGGCCGCATTCCAGTCCTCTGGGTGTTCCCTCATGTATCTGATGATATCTTCCTGTCGGTACATCACATATGGTCGCTTCCGGTAGCTTTTCAGACCTTTTCTCTCCCAGTACTGCAGGGTGCGGTTTTCTATCCCAAGGATTTTGGAGACGGTGTTTCTGGTCAGCATATCTGTGTTTGCCATGTATCCGCCTATCCCTATTCGCTGTCTCTTTAGGAACACTGCTTCCTTGGTTCGGTTCAGTCGCCTTGCCACTGTTTCCAGTGGGGACTTCTCTGTCAGTTCTTCGAGGAGGATTAGTTCTTCATCTGTCCATCGCCTGCCTGCCATGTCGTACTCCTAACTGCCATCAAAATTCGGCACAAATCTTGTGTCGAGAAGTTTTCCACATTTTGTACATACTTTGTACTGAGTTTCTCCACCTAAGTGGAAGAATTGCTCCTGCTTTCTGAACCATTCTCCCTTGTGCCTGCAAAACAATTGCAATATCCATGGCTTTGGATTGTTGATTCTGTTTTCTTGTTTCATGCCATTCCTCCTAAAAATAATCTCTCCATGTATCTACGACTGTTTTCGCCAGATCCTCTTTCTTTGCCAGTGCTTTCAGCACCACTTCGTCTATCGTTCCCTCTGTGATGAGGTGGATATAAGTGCAGGCATTCTTCTGCCCGATACGGTGGATTCTGGCAAGGCTCTGACTATATGCTGCATAGTTGAAGTTGACCGAATAATACACACAGGTGTCTGCGGCCGTGAGTGTGATTCCCAGTCCTGCGGTATCGATCTGTGCAAGGAATACCATCGTTTCCGGGTTCGTCTGGAAGTCCTTGACGATGTCGCCCCTGTCCTCCAGTTTCACATCTCCATAGATTTCTCCGTAGCGGAGTTTCTTCTTTTTCAGCATCTGCCCGATGATGTCTATCTCCGGTCTGAAACGTGCGAAGATTACCAGTTTCTTTCCTGCGTCCACCACATAATCGTCCACGATTTCTTCCAGTGCGTTCAGTTTGCCCTTGCTGACCAGTTCTGGCTTTTCCTCGCCGTCTGCCACTAAAAATCCGCCAGTGAATTGCTGAAGGCGAAGCAGCTTTGTCAGCACGGTCGTTGCGCTGATCTGCCCGCCGCTTTCCAGTTCTGCGAAACTCTCACGCTTGATGCGGTCGTAGATGTTCTTTTCCTTTGCCGACATCGTTATGTATCTCTGCAGGAATGTCTGCTCCGGCAGGTCGAGTGCTTCGTCCTTGGTCACTCGGTATGCGATGGAGTGCTCTTTCTGGATTAACTGGTCGAGGTCTTTGTATCCCACGATCTGGTGTCTGTTAAATCCGCCCATGATGGCATATCTGTTTCGGAACTGATAGAAGTTCGTTCCGAAGATTGTCGGGTCAAGGAAGCGGTACTGGCTATACAGGTCGATTGCATTATTCTGTACCGGAGTTCCGGACAGGATAAGTTTGTACTTTGCCTGGTCGCCCAGTTTGTGCATTGCCTTGGACTGCTCTGCATCGTGGCTCTTGATTCTCTGGCTCTCATCGCAGATGATCATGTCTGCGTTCCATTCATACAGTGCATCAAAGATGCCTTCTCTCCATGTGGATTCGTAATTGATAACGGCTACCTTTAATGCCTTGAATGGGAAGTTATCGAGATCGTTTAACAGCTTCAGCCTGCGGTTCTTGTCTCCAAGCAGTACCTTGATGTTTGCCTTAAAGTCTGCAAATTCTGCGAAGTCCTTGGGCCATACGGAGCAGACGGAGGTTGGTGCTACCACCAGTACCTTTTCCACCTTACCCATCTGGTAAGCCGTGCCTGCTATCATGATTGCTGTTAGCGTTTTTCCGCATCCCATTTCAAAAAGCAGACCAAAGCCTTTATGAATTTCTGCCATTTCGTCCACCTCCTCTGTTTAAATGTGGATAGTCTCGGTCGGCATACGCTTCTCTGCTCCAGGACAGCTTCTTCCCGCACCAGTGGCAGTGAGTATGTCCTACCTGCGTTCTTTTCCCGCATAATGGGCACACATATATTCCGGCCGCTCTCTTGATCGCCATCTCCGGCATCTCGTATTTCTGTGTCATCTCTGCCGTCTGTGCTGTTGCTTTCTCATAATCAGATATGATGTCTATTGCTTCCTGCAGTGCATCAGTGTCGTTCTTCCAGACTTTCTCTGCATCTTTCGGTGCGGCCATGGATGAGCAGTGGCCCTGCAGGTTCTCAAGCTGCTTTATGATCTGCTGATAATCTCTTGTAGGTTTACTCACTTTTTATCCGCCTCCTTTGGTTTCGGTGGGTCTACCAGTCCGAATGTCATGAGTGCCATATTGTATCCTCGCACCTGGTGCGTGAATGGCGGCACCTTGACTGGCGGTGGGATGAGTGGCTCTGGCTTCGGGTTCATGCGTTCTCGGTCGACTGCTGCCATTACTTCGTTCAGCTTCTTTCGCTCTGCTTCGATGGACAGTGGCAAGTTTACCAGTCCTGCCAGTCTGTTCAGCAGTTCGATGTCAGCCGGTCCGCTTAGTGTCTGCGTCTGCCTGCTCCACTTCATCTTTCCCCAACTCTTTATGATTGTGAACTGGACATTGTCTGCTTCTCTTATGAGTATCTGTCCGTCCTTCATTGCCATTTTCATTGTTGGTTACTTCCTTCCTGTTAGTCCGTGTTTTCTTCGTATTCGTCTCTGGATATTACTCTTACCTTTTCAACCGGGACGTGGCAGAACTGCGCCATGCCTTCCTTCTGACTCTCTGCGTATTTCGTGAAATCAGCCTTCTGTAATCCGCTGAGTGAAATATCTACAATCGTTGCTGCGTATCCGACTGTGCCTTCTCCACCATATATCTCTGCGTCCTTTACCTCGAAGTAAATTCCGAGCGACATTGTTATATTGTCCATGCTTGCTTCCCCTTCCTGCGGCCGTTCATCTATTCTTCCGTGTAGAATGTGTGGTTACCGTGTGTGAATAATTTTTTCAGTGTGGTGTTGTGCCATGTGGTTTCATCCGTGGTTCTCTCGAAGTATGTCGCTCCCCGGCTCTCATCCCAGTGTTCTACCTGCACCATTTCCAGTGCCCGGTAGCAGTCTGCGTCCGGTTCTACCCTGTCGTATCTTCCATTTTCGTATGCTGCGAACTGGGTATCCTCTGTGATCACTCCCTCGATGGTATCCGGGAAGTCATCGCTCCATACTCGGTTCAGCACTACCAGTATGACCAGTGCCTTGCCCTCGGTGTCCTCGCCCTCTGCTTCCGCCATGGCGATTTTCGCTAATCTGTAGGAGTCATCTGCATCCCAGTCCAGACTGCCGATTGCTGCGGTCGTTGTCGGTACTGGTGTCTCAATGCTCTGGAGGATTGCGTTGTAGTAGGATTGTTCCTCTGCCTGCTCTGCTGCCTTGTATGCGTCACGCTCTTTGCATATCTGTTCATATTCTTCCTGCGTCAGCCATGTGTCCGAGCCTTCCACCTGCACCATGCCTATGTGGTTTTCCTCTATGTACTCGCTCCAGTCCGGCATTGGTTCGTTTGCCCATGCGATAAACAATCCAACAAACATTCCCGCTCCCACTATTACCGCTACTGCATCCACTGCTATGCGCTTCAGCTTTCTTTTCAGAATTCGCTTCTGTCTCCTACTGAGTTTCAAATCGTCATGCACCTCCTGCTTACTTCTCGACTGCTTCCAGTCTCTTTTCCTTTCTGTTGTAGAGGATCATCTCTTTCTCATCCTCTGAATGGAGCATATAGTCATCTGGGTTCATTCCCTTCTTGACCAGTATCTCTTTCTGATTCCTTGTCAGTTTCTTTGGCTGTTTCATATGCTCTCTCCTTTATACTTACTTGACTTTTACCAGTACCTCATTATGCTCTCTAGGCTTCTTGGGTCTGGCATGGAACAGGTTCTCCAAGGCTTTGAAGAGTAACTGTTCCGTTCATGCTCCCTGAGTATTCTTTGGGGTAGCTGTACTAGTCGCCTGCAGTGCGGTCTTTTTCATTCCCCGCTACCGAGTGTTAAATCGCACCCACGCATCCATGCTCTCGGTATTCTCTCTCTGCGTGTTTCTCATCTGCCTCCGAACCGTTGTTGTTTTACTTGGGTCTGCGTTCCCTACCCCAATTACGACAGCTATTCATGCAGGCTCATGTCCTGCTGCCGGAGCGATTTACTGCGGCGGCTCGCTCCTACCTATCGG